GCGATGGTCTGCGCGGCATGCGCTACTACCCGATAAACAAGGCTTTCCTGCCCGGCAACGATTACAAGCATCCGCACCCGGCTTTCTACAACGAAATTTTCGACGACTTCCTGGGTGTCGGCATCAGCGCGACGATGTGGAATTTGAACAAGGGCTCGGATGGTTCGACCAACGTGGCGATTGCGGCGCAGAACAACGGCGCGGCACGTTTGACCACCGGTGCCGGCTCGACGCACACGCCGGCTGTGAATGGCGCGCAGCTTGTGAGCTCGCCAAACTTCCTGGTGTCGGATGACGAGACGCGCGTGGAAATCCGCGCCGGCAAGATTTCGGCGCTGACGGGCCAAAGCATTTTCCTGGGCTTTACGGACGCGGCTACGCTTGCGGCGCCGTTTACCGTGGCGTCTGGCACCGTGACGGCCAACTGCACCAACGGCGTTGGTTTCGTGCAGGATAGCGCGGGCACCAACACCCACCTGAACCTTGTGTCGGTGAAGGCTGGCGGCACGCCACAGGTTGTGACGCTGACCAACGACATTGACACCGCGGCTTTCCACAAATACCGCGTCTCGGTCAGTTCGGCGGGCGATGCAACGTTCTATATCGACGGTGTCAAGGTTGGCTCGATCACGGGCGCCGTGGCGACGACGGCCTTGCTGGCGCCGACTGCGGAAATGTTCTCGAACGTGACCAGCGGTTCGCAGACATTGGACATCGACTACATTCTCGCCGAGCAGATTGCTATTGGCCGGTAACGATTACGCATGCAGACTTGGCCCGGCCCTCCGCTTAATTGCATGGCCGGGCTTTTTTTTGAGGTCAAATGACACAGGGCGCCAGCTCCCAACTGCTCGAGGAAATTCTCGATCGCTTTAAACGGATGACGCCTGAGCAGTACGAAGAGCACAAGAAGACCGTGCTCGAGGCGACCCAGGGCATGAAGTTCGTCCCGTCCCCGGGCCCGCAGACCCAAGCTTATTTTTCGAAAGCCGATGTGCTGCTGTATGGCGGCGAGGCGGGCGGCGGTAAGTCGGCTTTGCTGCTTGGGCTTGCCCTGACGGCCCACAAGCGCAGCCTCATCATGCGCCGGAAATACACCGACCTTTCTGGCCTGACCGAAGAAGCCATTAAGCTCAACGGCACGCGCCAGGGCTTTAACGGCTCCATTCCGCCCACTCTGCGCGCCAACGACGGGCGCCTGATCGAGTTTGGCGCTGCGCAATATGCCGGCGACGAAACGGCATGGATGGGTCGCCCTCACGATTTTATCGGCATTGACGAAGCATGGCAGATGCTTGAAAGCCAGGTGCGCTTCCTGATTGGCTGGCTGCGTACGACGGAAAAGGGGCAGCATACCCGCGTGGTGCTTGCCACTAACCCGCCGCTGACGGCCGAAGGCGAATGGATTGTGCCGATGTTTGCGCCATGGCTTGACCCTGGGCATGAAAACCCGGCGAAACAAGGTGAGCTGCGTTGGTTCGTTTCTGACGACGAAGGCAAGGATGCTGAGGTCAGCGGGCCAGAGCACCATGTCTTGGATAGCTCTACCGGTAAATGGCGCGTAGCCATGCAGGAGGAAATTGATAACCGGCAAAGCGTGAAGCCAATGAGCCGCACGTTTATCCGCGCATCTGTAAACGATAATCCGTTCCTCGCCAATACCGACTATGCCGCTAAGCTAGACAGCCTGCGGCCGGAATTGCGCGCCTCTCTGCGTGACGGAAACTTCATGGCCGGCCGCAAGGATGCCGATATGCAAGTGTGCGCGTCGGCTTGGATCCGCGCGGCGCAGGCGCGGTGGACGCCGAATCGCCCGCACGGCATTCCCATGCTGGCGCTTGGCTGCGATGTGTGCGGCGGAGGCAACGATAACAATGTTTTTGCGCCGCGTTTCGATGGCTATTACCCCGAGCTGAAGGTGGTTCCTGGGTCGGCAACGCCACGCGGCGAAGGCATCAGCGCGCACATTCTGAAGATACGCGCCGACAACTGCCCTATCGCTATAGACATGGATGGCGGCTACGGCAATTTGCCTTATAGCGAATTGAAAAAGAACGGAATTGAACCGATTGCGCATAAGGGTTCCGAGGGCTCGAACAAGCGCACGCGCGACGGTCTTTACGGTTTCGTCAACAAACGGAGCGAGACTATCTGGCGATTCGCCGAAGCGCTTGACCCCGACCAGCCTGGTGGTTCGATTATTGCACTGCCACCGGACCCTGTAATGGTTGCCGACTTGAGCGCGGCAAGGTATGATGTAATCAACTACAAGGGCAGGCAGTGCATACGGGTTGAGTCGAAAGAAGACATTAAGGCTAGGCTTGGTAGGTCGCCGGACCGCGGGGACGCTGTGATGATGGCGTGGGCTGTGGGGAATACGAGTGCGAATTATCCGGGCGGAAGAATTTCGAACGGCAGTCGCAGCGACCACGGCCTGAAAGTCAACATGGGCCACCCAGGACAACGGAGACATTGATGCCAAATCTTTTCTCGACACCGAAACCTCCAGCACCGCCGCCGTTACCAACTCCCGTTCCACAACCGGTGCCGGCCAATTCCACCAACCAGGCACAGCAGCAACAGCAGGCAGCTCAGACGATCGCGCAGACGCAGGCTCAATCCGGCCGCGCGAGCACCGACCTCGTACGCGGACAGAGTACCACGCTCGGCGGGAGTTAATCTGTGGACCAGGGTGCTAAAGACACCATTGCGGTAGGCGACGATGGGTTCTCCAAGCGCATTGCGCTTATGTCGCTTTGGCAGGAACAGAACGACAATTTCTATCCGGAGCGCGCCGACTATACCGTGACGCGCAGCCTCGGCATGGACTTCGCATCCATCCTGACGACGTCATACCCAATCCTGTGCCGGCGTGAACTGCAAAACATATTTTCACAGATGCTTCGCCCGAAGGACAAGATTTGGGCCAACGTTTCAGTCATGCGCGAAGATCGCGTCGACCTGCAGGGCAAGCGTTGGCTCGAGTGGGCCACAAACATTCAGCGCCGCGCGATGTACGACCCTGTTGCCAAATTCGAGCGAGCGACAAACGAAGGCGACGGCGACTATGTGACGATCGGCCAATGCGTCATCACTCCTGAACTCAACCGCGCCGGCAACGCCCTGCTTTACCGCTGCTGGCATCCGCGCGATTGCGTTTGGTTTGATGACGAGAATGGCGACACGACCGAAGTGCACCGCAAGTGGAAGCCGAGCGTTCGCCAATTCTGTCGCACCTTCCCGAATTACAAGGACCCTGATGGCAAGATCAAAGACAAGTTGGAGAAAGACCCTTTCGGTACTGTTGAGGTTCGCCATATTGTAATGCCAACCGATAACTGGCGCGGCATGGGCGCCCCTGGCAAGAAGTTCAACACGCCATACGTTTCGGTTTATATCTGCGTCGACACACAGGATGTCATCGAAGAAGTCGGCATTTGGAACAAGCGCTACGTTGTTCCGCGTTGGCAGACAGTTTCAGGCACGCAGTATTCTTATTCGCCCGCCACGGTTGCGGCGCTTCCGGATTCCCGCCTCATTCAAGCCATGACGCTCGTTCTGCTCGAGGCCGGCGAAAAGGCAGTTACCCCTCCGATGGTCACGCCGGGCGGTATCATTCGTTCCGACGTCAACCTCTACGCTGGCGGCATCACAAGCTATGACGCTGACTATGATGAGCGCGCCGGCGAAGTGTTGCGCATCATTCCGCACGATTACACCGGTTTTAATTTCGGCATGCAGTTACGCCAGGACGTCAAGGAAATGATCGCCAAGGCGTTCTATCTCGACAAGATCGACCTGCCGAAACTCGATAAGGAAATGACGGCGTTCGAAGTCAGCCAACGCGTTTCCGAATATGTGCGCAATGCGCTCCCGATTTTTGCTCCAACGGAAGTGGAATACAACGGACAGCTCTGCGAGATTACGTTCGACCTTCTCATGCGTGGAGGCGCCTTTGGCTCATTCCGTGATATGCCGCAAAGCCTGCGTGGCCAGGACATTCAGTTTAAATTCCAATCGCCTCTGCACGCCGCCCTCGAAATGCAGAAGGGAACGCAGTTCAACAATGCTCGCGCGATGCTCGCGGAAGCGTTACAGCTTGACCCAGGCTCTGCTTACATGATTGATGTGCCGGTTGCTCTCCGCGACGCACTGGAAGGTATCGGCACGCCTATCAAGTGGACCCGCAGCGACAAGCAAATTCAGTCGATGCAGGAAGCCGCGGCGCAAAAGCAGCAGGTTGCCGAAACTCTTGCTGGACTACAGCAAGGTGCTCAGATTGCCAAGACAAGCGGCGAAGCTATGCAGGCTCTTTCAGGCATGCCGGCGCGTACGAGCGCAACGGCTATTCCAGGCTAACGGAGAAAACCATGCCCATGAAAAAACATTGGATTGCGAAAGCCATCAAACGTCCAGGCGCTTTTTCAGCAAAGGCCAAGCGCGCCGGCATGAGCACTTCGGCTTATGCGCGCAAGGAAGACAAGGCGCCCGGCCGTCTCGGCCGCGAGGCTCGTCTTGCAGAAACATTGGCAAAAATCAGGCGGTAGATGGAAAAAGGCGATCGCAAATTCGAATCCTTTGGCACAGTGGAATGCACCAATCCTAATTGCCGCAAGCAGAACCTGAGTTGGTGTTTCGCATGTTTCTATTGCGGTGAAGACCTCTTCGATGAAACCGACACTGCCGTTCAACACAAGCAGGAAAATGCAGCATGACAACCCGCAATGGTCACATCAATCCATGCAAGAACCACGGTACTGATAGTCCAATGCCGAGTCTGGTCCGCGAAACCGAAACAAATAAAAGCAAAATTATTTGTAAGCCATGCGGACAATGCGTATGGGGCGAAAACATTCCTTCCATCGTTCCGTTCTGGAACAAAATGCAAGAGGCCGCATAAGTATGCCCGAAAAGAAAAAAGCCCCTATTCCTGTCCCGCCTTGGGAGCCTGCCGACGCTTACGCATTGCAGGCCGTTGAGAAGGGTGAAGCCAGCGCGGAACAGCAGAAGCGAGCGCTTGCCTGGATTATCAATGTTGCTTGTCAGGCATATGATTTTCCCGATCAGCCCGAGAATGAACGATTGTCAGCAATATGGCTTGGCAGATATTTCGTTGGCAAACAGATCGTCAAGTTGATTAAACTCAACATCACCAAGATCAAGGAAGCCGAAGAGAAAGCAGCAAAACTCAGGAAGGAGAAGTAAAATGCCCGACGCACAAACGCAGAAACAAACGCAAACAGGAGGCGGCAATGGCTCAGGTGGTCAATCTCAGTCAAGCACGTCTCAGCAAGGCGCTGGCGGAAATCAAGGCGGTCAGCAGCAGACTTCGACGCAGTCTCAACAGCAATCCGGCACGGAAGGCAATTCTGGAGGCGGACAGCAAGCGCAAGCAGGAGCTGGCGCTGGCGGCTCTCAGCAAGGTACAGGAGACGGCAAAAGCGGAACCATAGTTCAAACTCAAGCCGGCGCTCAAGGCCAGCAGCAAAGCCAAACGCAGCACCAGGCCAATTGGGACCCGAACTGGCGTGCTCTTGCCGCGGGCGGAAATGCCGATCTTCTCAAACTGGCTGAACGTTATTCGACGCCAAGCGATTTGCTTACGGCGCTTGATAACGCGCAGAAGAAAATCTCTTCAGGCCAGTTGCGTGCGGTATTGCC